CACGCAGGTTCAGTCGGAAATACCGATAGCATTCAGTGATGTCGCCGTTTTCGTCCTCCACGATATAGAAGTCAGCCAGCCTACGAGCCTGAAAGACAGGTCCCAATGGTGTGTTGCGGACAAACATAACTCCGGTGCCGAAAGTCACAAGGTCAAGGTAAAGCTCGTGAGATGCGACAGCAAACTTGCTTCGCTGACTGTCGAACACGTCCATCATCATGCGACTTACCTCGTTGAGGTACCGCATAACAGACTCTTTTTTTGCGTCTTCTGGTTTGACTGGCTGCAGGTTAAACCACTTTGTGCTTGTGTTGGTCAACAGACCCGAAAGGGCCGCAGCAAAGCTTTCGGCAGCTTGTGGTGCAACATCGCTAAAGATCTTGGTTCTACGCTTGCTACCTTGTGTAAACCTCGTCTCAAATTGACGAGTTGGTAACACGTAGTCTGCAATCTCTTGCCAGTGGTGGTGCCAGTTGGCTCGAACGGCTTTAGCCTGCTCGAACTTGTGAATAATATCAGTAGGTTCCAACGCCCTGTCCTTCAAAGCCTTGTGTCAACAAGGTGTTTTGCATGCCGCCCATTTGGTTCTCACGACGAGCTTGCAAACGTCCCTGTTGCGATTGTTGCCGCAGTTCTTCAGGAGACAAGCCTTGTGGAGGAGCTGCAGTGGCGGGATTGGGGATGTCAACCAGTCCAAGGACATCGTCAACAACCCATTCAAAAGCATCACTTAGCCAACCCATTACTCGTTCTCCAGAATGTCAAACGGGTCATATTCTGAGTTATCCGCAAACTCTTGGAAATACCCGTCAGCATCAGATTCAGACTGAGCGTATCGTAGCATCATAACGGCATATCTGGTAGCTGATTCAATGTCATCACGCTCAGCCACAATTTTTCCGTCTTTTCTGTGCAGCATGCGTTTTTCTTCAAACCACTGGTCTAGGTGGCTGAAAACCTTGAATCTGCCAGTTTTCATACGCTCCAGAATGTCCATGGTGATCGGCTCTCGGGCTTGACCTCCCCCTTTGTCATCGTCATATCTGGCAGATACGGGCAACATATTTGTGCCGTAATCTTCGTACTGGTCTTTCAACGCTTGGCCACCGCCTTTGTCCCGAATCATGCCGTCGTGAGGCCAGGCCACTGGGATCCACTGGCCCCTTCTTTGGATTGCGACGGAGTGGTAGGCAGCAGTCTCACCAGACTTGCGGTAGCAGTCAGTCACGTAGACCACATCCGCGTCAGGATCGTATGCGAGCCATGCAGCCCCTGCTGGGTGGTCGATGCCGAAGTCGATTCCGCAGATGCGTCGGAAATACGCCGGTATCTCGAAAGGCTGACATTTGATCTCTTCGTCTGGGACGTTGTATACCCCACCAGAACCCATAAGCGGCACGCCAGCTGCCCGTGTAGCCCTTTCGTGTTCTGGATATGACATCAAGAGTCGGTTTCGCTCCTGCTCGTTTAGGTGTGGTGAGTTGTCCCATGTAGCCGTGGCGTAAGAAATGCCGTCGCCGCCATCCAGAAAGTGCCGCACAATGTCTGACATCCCGAACAGAGGTGTCCGGGTAAACATCACAAGACCTTTTTTGTCTAGGACACGAGTTTGGCATTCGGTGAAAATGGCATGGTCAGTCGGCTCTTCGTCAAGCCATACCCCGTGCCGGCTCACACCTTGAAACTTGACGTTGCCCTGCTCGTAGGACTTGAATGCAAGTTCACTGATACCGCCAGTAGCATGTTCAACTTTGACTGTGTCGATGACGTTTTGCACGCCGCACTGTCTGAAGTCAACGTTTTTGATAGACCTTGCTGGTAGCCATCCGGTGCCATCTGGTTCCTTGGTACCAGGTTTCATGCTACCTAGCAGGGCAAATTGACATACGTCTCGCGTCAATTCGTTGGTAGGGCCGGCAACAATCCATGACGTTGGTTCGTCAAACCGTTTGCCTTGCCACCAGTCTGGATAAAGGCCAGTTAGATGTAGTGCTACTTCAGCAGCAGCAGTCCTAGTCTTACCAGTTCGGTTGCCGGCAATGATTGCACGCTCAGGGTTGATCGACCCTTCATTGTGCCACTCAGCCTGCCAGTCATAGGGGCCACCTTCCGAACCTTCTGAGGCAAGTCCCCCGTACTCAGTTTGTATGCGATTTTCGGAGTGAGCTTTGTTTAGCTCCTCAATCAAACGCAATGCTTCTGCTTCTATATTCAACCTGTCAACTCTTCTCGACGGATATGTGCGGAGCCCAGCATGTATTGACCATCGGCTAATTCGCTGGTGCCACTAAATCCGTACATGGCAAATGGGTAGACGTTATGAGTAGCCCCGTCACCGTAAGTCCCCAAGGTAAAAGATTGAGTGTAATTGACTTGGTGATCAGTGATATTGGCAAGTGATTGCGCTTCTGAAATTACAAACGGAGTAGGTGTTTTTTTGTTACCAAGCATATCTGTCAGTGCATTGCTTGGATCGCCGGACCCCGTGCTCTGGTTATTGACGGTGCCTGATGCAAGACCACATGCCAACTTTCCAGAGCGAACGCCATTCTGGGCAAGAGCTTTGATATAGTTCACGAGCTGCCAATGGATGTGGTAAGTGCCAGATTTCAAAGTTATGGAGTGATCTGTAGTATTTACATTCGAGCACCATGATGGCAACGGAGCAGTCGAATCGCCAATTTTAAGGCCGACAGCATGATTTTCATAATTTTGCTGCCCACCAGCTGGATTTGTGTCTGAACCATAATCACAAGTTACCTTAGATTGGCCATCACCGTTGTAGCCAAATGTGAGATTCATCTCTTCAGCAGCCAAACTAGTAATTTGACTAAGGTTCACTGCATCTTTACTGGATACACCGTTTTCAACATTTTTAAGACGGGTGTCTCCTCCAGTTGACCCCCCAAAATCGACTGCAGCATCCTGGATATCAATAACCTTTTGGCCATTAACAAAGAGTCCCATCGAGTCAGAAGCCTGGCTTGCAGCTCGGGTTGACCTGATACCTGTAGTCATCGCAGTTTCATTACGGACTGAGAACTTGATGTCGTGGTCATCACCTGAGTTTCTTGCTGGACCCATGATGCACAAGCCAGTGTGGTCTGCGGTATCTGACTGAGCAAGCAAAACTGTGTTTGATGGCCCTGAAGAGGGGTTTGTAACACTGCTGGTCTCTTGTACGTGCAAGCTGCCTTTTGAGTTAGTGCAGTCAATATTGACACCCACGCCGCCTGATTGTGCTTTGATGTGCCCGTCGTTTTGGATCTGCAGGTCATCAGTGACTGTGACATCGCCTGCAAACGTTGCGTCACCAGCAACACCCAAAACCCCCACGATAGCACAGTCGCCACTAGAAGCAGTCACGGTGAACTTGTTGCTACCTACGACCAGATTTCCGTCAAGTTGCGAAGCTCCTGCAACGTCAAGATCAACACCAACGTTGACATCACGAAATGTGACATCGTCAGTTGTAGCCAAGCCAAGGGTCGATCTAATCGTGCCAGAATTTGACACGCGATAGACACCGCCAGCAACATCCACCATTTTGCCATTGTCAGCAGATGAGACAGTTGGGACACTGCCGCCACTTTCAGAACCAGTTGGGCCTGTAATATTGACGTTGCCTGAGCCATCAGTAGTAACGGTGATGTTCGTGCCAGTTACAGTTTGGATAGGTGCAGCAGCAGAAGCACGAGCGTTGGTGTGGTAGAGGTTGGAGCCCTCTGCAATGTCGCCTGTATCAAGGACTACCGCGCCGCTTTCACCGTTGACCGACTGAACTGGTGCTACGTCAAATACAGCCCCTGAAAGCTGTTCATAGTTGACTGCATCTTTGGGGTTTTGTCCATTTGCATCTTCCGTAATTTTTCTAGACCCAGCGTCGTAATTTTCTCCACGTGTTGTATCAATGCCAAGGCTTTGTTGGGCAATGGCCGTGAGCTTGTCAAACTGGTCTTCTTGTGCCTCCGCGTCAAACGTAGAGTTGGCCTGCAAATCAGTCGCCTGCGTCAGTGGGATGACGCGGGTGATGATCAAGTTTGCAGTGCCGGCACTGTAAGAGCCGTTGAGCTGCACCGAGCCTACAGAGCCGCTGTTTGCACCAGATGGGGTGTATTGATCCTGGGCTGTACCCTCGGTCAACACAGTGCCGTCAAGAATTACGCGAAGCTCTGAGTTGTTGAAGAACTGGTAATCCAACGTGAAGGTAGGATTAGTAGAGCTTTCAGTGTCGAACGTGTTTTGGAATGTAAGCTGGCTAACTGTCATTGTTTATAATCCCGGCAGGGTGTCTACTCTTGGTGGCTCCATACGTTCTGGACCTTTTTCATCGGGTTCTAGACTTTCACGCACCGCTCCTGTTATATCAGCGAACGGCAACATTCTGAGGTTACCACGGGCCAACCCGAACAGCAACGCCAATTCTGCCGCTGCGGCAACTCTTGCAGCCGCGTCAGCGTTATCACCAGAAATAACGTCTATCAGCTCAGCTATGCGAGCCTGAGCTGCCATACCAACTGATCTATTGGGTTGATCATCCGCAGCACCAGTTCGTTTTAAGAAGAATGACAGCGCGTTGAAGCCCGCTACGTCTGCGGTTCCAGTTCCTCGTCTTAGAGATTCCTGCATCAAGTTGTCCAATTTGAGAGCATCGGAATCACCGTAAATCGCTTTCTTCAACTGGGCAATCATGCCGATACCCATGGCGAGGCTGACAAATTTCATCAGCTCTCGTTTTCGTGTTGGGTTGCCATTGGCATCGCCGCCGTAGCCAACCCCAGTAGCTGATTCGTCATAATCGACCCGTCCGCGCCGTGCCTCATCGCGCATTTCTTCAGCTCTGTTGCCAACAGCCTCTTCGCCAAACATTTCATCAAGCATCGCTTCGTCAGTCATGCCGGATTTTTCAGCTTCACCTCTAGCCTCTGTGAGTGCTAATCGTGCCTGGTCTTCATAGAACTTAAGAATTGCTTTTTCATAATCTTCAAGTTTGCCTTCCCGCCTTCGCATGCCGGCATTGCGGACTGAGGTTGCCATGACCCGGTCAGGGGCTGTTCTAAACAAGTTGCCAAGGGCGAAGAATGG